AGAAACAACTTGGACAATAAATGGCAAAGTATAACTCAATAGAAAATATACCCGCAAAACTCTTTTTTGATGTTTTAAGCAGTAAGGATTACACTTTATTGCAACCTAATAACGAGAGCGAAGATTTAGAAACGGTTTTTACTTCTATTTATGATGATTTTTTTGTTAAGTCAGATAATCCCGAAGCAAAAAGGTATTTAAATTTAACAACCAATATAGCTTTTTTAGAATATAAATTAGCCACAATAAAGCAAGTAATGGAATTTGCTTATTTTGCACACTTAACAAAAGAGATGCGAGAAAAGTTATTAAAAGCATTAGAGGTTGGTTGCGGAATCTATATTGACAAAGAAGCTGATTTTACAGAAGAAGTAAAAAGAGTAATGCAAGTCGAAACAGGTATTATTGAGAATGATTTAAGCATGGAAAAGTTAGAGTTAGACTCAATGGTAAAAAATAGCACACAAAAAGCATTTGATTTTTACGATAACATTGTTTCTTTAAGTAATGTTCACGAAAGAAATATAGACGAAACGGTTACATTAGCAATGTATATAGCTTTAGACAGAAGCGCAAAACAAAAAATAAAAAAACAGAACAATGGCAAATGATAAAACTGTAATAGGTATTTATAAAATAACCAATCCAAAAGGAAGGGTTTATATTGGACAAAGTATAAATATAGAAAAAAGACTTTCTAATTACAAAAAATTTAATTGTAAAAGTCAACCAAAACTACATTTATCTTTTGTTAAATATTTGTATCATAATATATATTTTATTCAAAGATATAAAAAAAAGGTGTACAATCTCATGCACACCTTTTTAAGTTAAACATTTTAAAGTTATGCTACGGTTACAACAGTCGGAGTTGTTCCTGCATATAACTTGTTACCTACTTTAGCACAAGCTACACCTGCAACACTATCAAACAATTCAACAACAACTTCATCACCAGCTACCAAAGTCGCTGTTGGAGTAATTGCATATTCTTTAGTAGTAGCATTGTAAACAATAGCACCAACAATAGCATTTGCACTTCCTTCAACATAAAGTTTTAAGTTTGCAGCAGCTAATCCTGTGATTGTAAACAAATCATTCCATTTCCAAGTTGGTTTGATGTAAACTTTGTTTTCAGATGCATCAGCACGACCTGTAATAGTAACATCTGTAATTCCGAAAATCTCTGTACCTGGATTGAAATCCAAATCAGTTAAAAGATTTACATACAAGTTGTACTCTAATGGATCAACGATTTGGAATTTCAAAATAGTTGAAGCTGAATTAGTACCGTTGTTTTCAGTATATCCGTTAGTATTTAACATACCTGTTGATAAACCTTTGATGCTCAATCCATCAGCACTTTCAGCACATTTGATATACCCAGTTTCGTAAGTAATCAATGTATCGTATTGTTGGTATGAATTGTAAGAGTAAGCAATCTTTTGGAAAGCTAAACCATTTTTGTAAGTAGCAGTAAAGTTTGTTTTACCTTGTCTTACAACTTCTAAAAGTCCTGATTGACTTTCTTGAGTAACTGCATCAGGAGTTTCTGATACCATTTCAAAACAACCAACTAAAGGAATAAAATTCCCTAATTGACATTGTGCTTGAACGTAAGCCTTGTCAAAAGTATCTGTTGCTTTTAATAAAGACCATCCCTTAGGAACTAAGATTACACCATTTGGTAATCCTTCAATAGCTTGACATGATTCAAGTCCGCTACCGTATCTGCTTGTGGTGCAATCTACACCTGTTATAATTGCCATAATTTATTATTTTTTTTTAATTACACGTTTGCACGTTTGTTATTTTAATTGTTGTTTCTAAAAGGATAGCATCCCATTTGTCGATAGTAAAATTTTCCTCACCGTTTCCGTAATTTGGAAACTCGGTTATAGTATAACTATTGTCCCATGTTACGCTACCACTACTTCTAAATATGTTTTCAATATTCTCAACTAAAGGATATAAAACATTTTCATAACTCATTGCCCATCTTTGCTCATTTGTCAAATCGACATTTAAGTTTTGACAAGCCAATACGAAACTTAATTTTGTTTCACATTCCCCTTTGCCTTGAACGCTTGAGTTTGATGTTTGATATATTAAAGGATATATCGTTTTGGCTTCTTTTGAATATAATTCAAGTTGTTTTAGTAGATGCTGTTTGTTCCCCCATTTGTAAATAGTAGTAAAACCATCTATCAAAGGCAAATCATCAAATAAAGTATTTAAAAACTTTTCTACAACTATCATAATCCAAAATAGTTTAAAGGCGTTTTGTTGCTAAAATAACTAATATCGTATACATCACGATTGTTAGATAAATATTTATACAAAGTTACCTCATTCCCCATATCTGTATCACCAAAACTAATGTACTGACCATTCCAATTACTTGTAATATCACCATTATCATAAATCCCCTTACCTACATACATCCGAATAAATTTATTCCAAACCGATACTTGTTTAACACTCGGATCGTTCATTAGCGAATTTTCGGCTTTAGGTATTTGCATACCAGTAGTTGAATAAGTTTGAAAGTCCATTCCTAAATAATAAAAGAACACATAGTAAGCTATTAAACTTATTTTCTTTGTTCCGATAGTATATCTTAGTCCTTTCCAATCATCTTTACCATCAACTAAATCAACCCATTTTTGAATAGGATCTTCAACCCATTCGCCATCTTCTTGGAATTGTGCGTTCAACTCTTGCAGTTGTGCATACCCTAGAATATCAAGCAATAATGATTGCTCAATACTTTCAATTTCCTCGTTTAACTGCGTCGATGCAGACGGTGATACACTCCCGATGCTCGGTTGTGCAACTGAATTAGGAATGTATAATTCCTTTGTTTGAAAGTATTGAGCATTTATAATCATTATACTATTTATTAAGAGGTGTTACAGTTACATGCGGAGTAGTTTCTTTTACTTTTACATTAGGCTCAAGTTTTGCTCTTTTTAAAGCAATTAACTTGTCCGCTTGTATTTTGTGCAACAAAACTGTTTTTGGACTATCACCCAAAAGTGTTACCGCTTTGTAATCACTCGATTTAGTAAAAGTAGCTGTTCCAACAACATTTCTACCTTTTTCTGCAATACTGAAATTTCCCATATTTATAGTTTTTAAAAGTTACTTATTATACTGATGGCTCAGCGATTAATAATGATGCTTTAACAGCGTCTAAATCAATAGCCATTACACCTGGTAAGTTGTTTACAGCAATTCTCAAGATAGAGAATACCTCACCAATAGCAGATTTCTCATTTTTGATGAATTGGTCATTGTAAGTACCAAATCTTAAAATGAAGTCTGAGTGCCACTCACGATAAACTGAACTATCCATAACAATAGCAGTTCCTTGAGTAATTGCATTAGAAGAAACAACTCTCATTCCGTTGATAGCTCCATTTTGCATGTAAGGTAATAATCTTGAATTACCTTCTGTATCCTGTGTGAACATTGTAGTTACAATATCGCTTGGGTGCATAAGCACAGTATCAGCGTTAAAGTTCATTCCGTTGATTACAGATTGACAAGCAATAACAGCAAGTCCATTATCAGGAATTACAAGTGTACCATCCATAACAGAAGAAGTATAAGCAGTACCATTGTCAACGATAATATCGATAAGTCCGTTGTTCCAAGCTCTTACTACTTTTTCTTCAAATAAAGCCAAAACTTCGCTATAAAGCATTTCGTTGTCTAATTCAAACTCCTCAGTCCACTCAATACGAGCAGCATATTTTTTTCTTAATGTAAGTGTTCTTACAAAAGTATCAGAAGTTAATGGTTTAGTACCACCTTCATCAACAACAGCAACAGCTCCTTCTTCGGTAGCTTGTTCGTTTTTAATAATTTGTTGAGGAACTTTAGCTACTTGCTGATTAGAGATAACATTAAGAATGAAATTCTCAGGGTATCTGATTTTAGCAATATCGCTTTCAAATAAGAAATTCTCATTCAAAGGTAAATCAACACCTTCTGCATTACTAACAGCAGTAGCAGCAGTAAACATAGCAGCAGTACGTTTAGCATTGAAAGTAATTTCAAAGTCATTACCGTTTCTAATAGCATCGCAAATATCTTTGTGTTGCTCTTTTACCATTTTACGAAGTTGGAATTTTTCAACGTTTGATAAGTTTCTTACGTTGTTTTTTTCAACTTTCTCTAATCCTTCAGCCAAACTTCTTAATTGGTCAGCAACTGTAACAGTTTCTCCTTTTTCGTTTTTAGCTTGTGCGCCTACAACACTTCTTAACGCTTCTTGCAATGATGCAGAATAAGTTTCCTCTTGTTTTTTAGCTCTCTCGTTCATTTCGTTTTCAATAGCTGAAACGAACTTAATTTGACTCTCGTCTAAAGTTGCACCATTTCTTTCTAATGCACTTCTTAAATTTAATGATTCCATTTTTTGTGTTTTTAAAAAATTGTTATTTTACTCTTGTTTATTTCGATAACCTCTTTTTCTTTAGGAGTGTTCGTCACGGCTCTTGTTGCTAAAAGATTATGTAATTCGTTTATTTGTTCTGGACTAAATTTATCCAAAACGGCTCTTTCTTGTAATTGGTTAAAACTTCTTAATTGTGCATTTTCATCACTTGAGAATGTAACCAAAGAGATCTCGCCTAATTTAATTTCTTTAAGGATATAGGCGTCATTTGTAGCGTCATATTCTGTTTTATCCCATATATAGTTAAAACCATAAGATAATTGTCTTAAAACTCCTTGATTCACTTGATTTACTACATCATCAGCATA